GGAACGGGCCATCATAGGCGTAGGACGATCCGCCTCCCGCGCCGACCACGGTGACAATATCGCCCCCTTCCCAACATGGCTCCACCTGCGTCCCGGTGACAAGCGCCAAGGGCCATGTGCCGCCCGTCTCGTCCACGTCTGCGCCATAGGGTGCGCTCTCGTCGTCGTTGTAATCCCCCGTCTCGATAGTCACCGTCTCTGCCTCTGTATCCAGTACGGCCTGGATGAGCGTTTTGCCGTCTCCCCCGGAAACCGTGCCGCCCTCCCACTCGCACTGAGTCTTGACGAGATCGCCCACCTCGGGGTCATCCTCGGAGACGGGCTCGGTTGAGTTCACGTAGATGTGCGTCCAGACTCCGGACCTGACATAGATCGCGCCACCGTCCTCCACGCCCACGGCGAAGTGTCGCTGGTCATCCATAATGGGGTCCGTTTCCACTTCGGTTCCAAGATCGGGCTGCTTCAACCCTTCGAGCAACGCTTCCTCGATCTGCGTGTCAACAAGGTTCTGAATGCGCGTCGTCTGCTTCTCAAGTTCTCGGGTGAGAATCTCCACCTTCTCTTGCAGCTCGCGCAGTTCCACGGGGTCTTGCTCGATCATCTGCGGAACTTCGGGACTCTGGATGTCTTCGTCCATTAGAATTACTCGATACCGTAGTACCACATGATTACGCCAACATATCGGCCCCACGACCCATTGAAATTGCTGCTGGTGACAGTGGATTTGCCGTCCAGCATTACCGGGAAGCCGCCTTTTTTAGCGAACTCTTCCGCCGCGCTAGCCCCTGCCGAAATGCGCTTTCCCCACTTGTAGACGTGGTAGCCGGTGACGACCTTGGTCACACTGTTCACAATGGGCGTCCGCTTGAAGAACGGCCCGTAGATTCCGTAGGTGACCGCGCTGGTCGGATGGTACGCACCGTCTGCCGTGGAGATCCGCACCGTATAGGTCACAGGATTTGTTCGGTGTTCTTGGAGTGAAAAGTCCGTGCCAATGTAGCCACTGGGGAACCCATCGCGGAAGTCCGTTCCGGCGGCGTGGTACGTTGACGCCGACATATCCCGAATGTTGGTGTCGAAGTCAGCCGCCAGGAGCGCCATGTCGGCCGCGGAGATGGATCGCCAGACAACCACTTGCTTCCCTGGGATCACTTGGCCCGCGCCTGTGCCGGAAGCGATAGTCGTGGTGGCGTGCCCCGACTCGACCTCCTTCGCGTCGGCCAGGGAGTTGACCTTGACTTCGCGTGAGTTGATCGACCCGGCTCCGTTGCCGTTTTCGTCATACTGCTTGCCGCTCTGCGCGTACCCCGTGGCCGCCGCAGTATTGCCAAACTGGGCGACGAGGCTGTCCGTGGGGATTCCCCGCACCGTCCTGGTCGTCAGATAGTCCCTGCCGTTGGTCGGGTCGCCGGCTACGCTGGGAGTTCGGATGTCGGAGGTTTCCGCACCATCTCCATCTACCCACGCCTTGTCCCATGTGACCTTGCGGAAGATGTAACTCACGGTGCCGGTACCGGATTCCGCCTGGTCGCTCCATACCGCCGGCTGTGACAGGCGCCATCCCGTATCTGTTTCGGCGGTATTGAGTCTCGGCGTGAGGATGCTGGTCTTGACGGCCGACTCCGTAAAGCCCATTACGACGGTCTTTGTGGTGGTGTCGGGCTTCAAATGGTAGAACGTGACAACGGCCTGATCTCCCAGTCCTTCCTCGAGTCCGAAGAGGTTGAAGATTTCCTTGCCGCGGCGGAATGTCCCCCCGAGCGCGACAAGGGCCGCGATGTCAGCCGGGGAGTAGACCTCGTAGAGAACCTGGGTGATCCCGTGTTCCCCGTCCTTGGGCTTTTGATATTCCGCCTTGACGTGACGGAAGGTGCCGACGTGGGTATCTCGCTTGGTCTTTGGGTCCGTGACATAGATCCCGGCGGTCATCTCATCCACGCCGGTACCGGCCCAGCCGTAGGTGTCTAGCCAGCCAATCGCCGCCTGCGTGTTATTGTCGTAAGACCTTTCCCAGTGACGAATGAGTACACGGGTCCCAAGTACCTTGTCCCACTCATCTCGTAGGACAATGCACGCGCCTTCGGCAATCGCTTTTCTTGCGGTCCTGTCACCCATTGGACCCTTTCAGATAGGCCAGGCCCATCTTGTAGAAGTTCACCGCCTTCGCAATGTCGGGGCCATCTTCCGTCTCGGCCTGATAGAGCCAGTGCTTCACGAACGCCTCCACGGGATCGCGGTACAAGTCCTCCTGGTCGGACAGGAAGATGAAAGCGGACGATGCGGCTGTAATCGCTGTCAGGTCTCGCAGTTTCTCGCCCTTGCTGTCCAAACGGGCATTCGGGCAGAGCCTCAGAATCACGCGCTGCGCGAAGGCGCAGGCCGGCACGAAATGGGTAGTGCTTGCCCAGTTGTAATCCGTCGCGTCCGTGTCGTTGATTTGCGGCCGGACTGATGTTTCGATGTCAGAGACAAGCATTGATTTCCTTCTCTCTTTTGTCCCATACACGTCGAGCAAGGGCAGAGTTCACGCCGCGGCCGTACAGTTTCCGCACGCACTCGGGATGCGGCTCGAGGCCGAGTTGTCGAGCGTGGGCGGCATTCGCCTCTTCGAAGCTGCACGGGATGTCATCGTCCCATTTGTGATCCAAGCATAGCGCGTCATGTACCTGTGCCGCTCGGGACGGCTGCAGCCAGTGCCACGGGTGCCACCATGGCCGCGACGGATCGCCATGCCGGTAGAGGTTCGGCGAAAACGTGCTCCGGTCGTAACGGTCGCCACCCGAAATGCACTTCGTCAGGCCGTTCGGGTTCGCGTAGACCCACGAGCGGGGGATGCGGTAGGGTTCACTGCGTACCAGCCTCGCAACGGCATCTATGGGCCACAGGCCCACGCTCACGCTGAATCTTGCCCAGTCTCCTATTGCGCTCATTTCATTCCCGCCTTGATTTCAAGCAGCAACTTGCTCTGCTCGGCCGAGTCCTTCTTCAGATCCTTCATGTCGGCGCGCTGATCGGTCATGTCATCGCGCAGGTGCGTGATGTCAGACTCGTAGCGCGTTTCCAGCACGGTCAAGCGATGTTCGCCGTCACCAATCTTGACGCTGTTTCCAGCACTGAGTTTCCCCTGACTTCGCACCGCCAATGCTACGCCGCCGGCCGCAAACGCCAACGCGATGATGTAGATTACGAACCTGGTATAGTCCTGCTTCGTCAGTGCCATGATGCGACAGCCTTTCCGGTTACTGGATTACCAACCAGGCCGATACCGTACTGGCCCCGCCGGTCCTGTTGACGCGAATCTTGAACTGACTGCACGGCGGCGGGTCGAATCGCACGAAGCCTTTCCCGTCGCTGCCAGGGCCGCTGTTGGTCGTGTACGACTCGAAGAAGCGGTTCGTCCAGGTCGAGGCGTCGATGACCACGTAGATCGGAATGAAGTCCGTATCGTTGTTGGACGCCAGAAACTCGACATAGGAGACCGTGCCCGTGCCCGAGACGGTCAACTGCAGCGAGTAATCGTCGCTCATCGGGTTGTACGTGTCGAGCCTATGCACTTCACTGGTTGACGGAGCATCCGTGTTCGCCGCGCTGAAGACTGTTTTACTGTGGACGTTGCCATCAGACGCGCTCGCGTCGGGCGTGATCTTAACCCCGAATCCGATTGCCCAGGCGATGAGCGTGGCGATCACCATACATGTGAATAACTTCTCTTTCATTGGCTACCCTTCCTTTATCCGTTTCCGTATCCGTCCACTGCCCCTGCCTCGATCAGCTTCTCCCCCCAGCCTTCGTCGCTGTCCCGGCTATATTCGCCCGCGACCTTGCGCGCGCCAGGCCATTCCCGGTCCATCGCTCCGCACCATTTCTTGGTCAGGGCGACGTATGCGGCCAGGTTAGACCCAAAGCCGTATTGCAGCATCGCGCCGTCGCAGCCCCAGTCCCGTGCGAGCTTCCAATTTGCTCCGCTGCACATGTGCGCGTACACGGTCTGCTTGGTCAACTCCTTGAGCGCCGCCGTGATGGCCGCTGCCGAGTTCCTGCGCTTGTCCTCGTCAATCTCCAAGCCGATGCAGTACGCTGCGATATGGTCCCCGAACTGCCCATGCACATCCCGCGCATGCTTGACCAATGCCGCCGTGCCAGCGCCATGAATGGCCGGTGAGTCGTCCATCGTCAGCCATGCCACGATGCGGAAACCCTCTTGCCGGATGCGGATCATGCGCGAGAGCATGCGCTGCACGTTCGCGTCGTTCAGGTTGCCGCCGACATAGACCCCGCCTGAGTACATCGTGACCGGAGCGCCATTGTCTCCCTGATCTGCCATCGCCAGGAACAGGGTATTGTCGCCCTGCTTTTTGTGCCACTTCAGCGCGTCCTCGAAGGCGGCGTCGCTCCAGGTAGCGGACAAGATGCCCTGCATGCGCCCATCCCACTTGCGGGCGTCATAGCGTAGGAACGAGGCCCAAATGACCCAGTCCTGCGGTATGTTCGGCTCTGCGTCGGGCACTGGGGGCGGCTGCTCGATCGGCATGGTGCCAATGTAGTCGAACAGTTGCCCCACGGTTCGCCCTACTGTCCCGCAACCCGAGCAGGCTGCGGAACCCATGAGCGCCAGCATTGTGCGCCGGTCAATCATCGCTCACCCCGACATTGACGACCTTCTCTTCCGGCGCCGGGGCGGGAGTGATCGTCGCCTCTTCGCCATCGAGTTTCAAGAACTCGCCGACCTGTGCCGGAAGTTCCTTGATTGGCACGATCAGGCCGAACCCGTTGTCGAACAGGATCTCGGTTCCGTCATGCTCCACGTCCGGGCCGATCGCCTTGATCTGTCCTGCCCCGCTCATGCCTTCGCCGCCGAGCATCGCGCACCCGCCGCTGCAAAGAACTACCGCCGCCAGCACCGTCGCCATCGCTGCCTTCTTCATCGCGTCACCCTCCTGTTACTGGTTGTGTTGCCTCGTCCTCTTCGATCTCTGGTTTCAGCGCATCGGGCACCGCAAGGCCCAACTTCTCGATGATCTTCTTCGCGTCAACTTCGCTGCGCGCATCGACGATGTGGTGCGGGGTCCACGTCTTTCCCCGGTCCACGCTAAAGAGCGTCACGACGCGCTTGCCGTCATGCACGATCCGCACCGTGTTCTTGCCGCTGATCGGCTTTGCAACGGCGGCATGGCGGACGGTGTACTGCTTGCCCTTCACGGTCCATGTCTCCGTCTTTACCACCGTTGCCCGTTCGTCCTGCGCGTAGGTCGCGCCAGCCACCGCCGCAAGTGCAAGTATGATTGTCGTTTTCATTAGTTGTGTGTCACCGTCCATCCTACAGCCAGCAGGTTCGTTTTGGCGTTGAGTCCTGACGCGCCGGGTGCGCCCGACGTACCGCCCGACACGTTGATAACTCCGCCCGTTGCGCTTGACGTATCCAGGTCCACCAGCACGTTGTCTATCTCGGCGGAGGAAAGCGTGGCGAGCGACCAGTCGATGTCTATGTTATCCTTGATGTTCGCGGAAAACGCGCCATTTGACGCGGAGTAGGTCATCGCATCAGTATTTTGCAATCCCATATAGTCGTTATTGGCGGCGTTGTACGTCCAGCCGCTTACGTCTGATGGGATTTGAGATGCGTCATTCCACGCACGGAATGCCGCTGTTACGGCTGAACCGATTGTGCTAATCGGTTCATTTGTTACGGCCGAGCAGTTTTGCCACGCATAGGTAAGCGTGGTTACATTGGTTAAGGCATTTACGTCTGGGGCATTAGTTAGCGACGAGCAGCCTCGCCACGTAGAGACAAGCGAGGTGACGTTGGTCAGAGCGGAAACGTCTGGAGCAGTGGTTAGAAACGAGCAGCCATACCACGTGCGGTAAAGCGTGTTGACTTTGGTTAGTGCATTTACGGCGGGGGCAGTTAGAAACGAGCAGCCTCGCCACGTAGAGTAAAGCGTGGTTACATTGGTTAAGGCATTTACGGCAGGGGCAGTAGTTAGCGCCGAGCAGCCTTGCCACGTATCGTACAGCGAGGTGACGTTGGTCAGAGCGGAAACGTCTGGAGCAGTGGTTAGCGACGAGCAGCTATACCACGTAGCGGAAAGTGTGTTGACTTTGGTTAGTGCATTTACGGCGGGGGCAGTGGTCAGCGACGAGCAGCCATACCACGTAGAGTAAAGCGTGGTGACCGCATCCCATGATGCCGGAACTGGAGTTGCAAACGAGGTTGCCCCTGAACAACCATTGAACGCAGATTCCAACCCCGACGCATTAATACCAACATCCCCCCATTGCTCAACCGTGCGGAATAGCGTCTTGTCCCCGACGTTGTTGAAATACCAGTTGCCCATCGTGCCTTCGATGACGACCTCATACGTGCCCGCGCCGGTGTAGCTGTGCGTAATGCCCGCGTCATCGTAAGCCGTGACGTTGCTGACTGTGCTGCCGTCGCCCCAATCCACTTGCAAGTCGAACGTGCCGAGGTTGCGGAATGGCAGTGTAATCGTGTCTGCCCCGGCGATTGTCCATGTAGTGATGAAGCTGTTTGTTGTTTCGATGGTGCCGCTCGTAATCGTCACGCCCATAATCTCGGACAAACCGGCAACGCCCAGAAGCGTAGATGTGTCGTCAATCTCCACGCCCGCGAACTCGTCCAGTTCCGCGCAGAAAGTACAACCCGCCGCCAGAAAGAAAGACGCGATCCATGCCAGCAATATGTGCTCGTGGTTCATCATTTCACCAACCCGTAAACCATGCTGCCCGCGTTAATATACGCTTCGTCATCGCTGAGTACCTTGCCGATAAGTTGCACGCAATCTGCGGCAGTTCCAGGCGGCGTCTGCGATAGCCCGCCCGCAGTGTCGGACAGGTAGAGCGGTGCGCCGTTCGTGGTCCATGTCCATGCGTCGTTTCGCACGATGCCCTGCGTCAGCACGACGAGGTTTGTGCCAGTGCCGATGGTAGCCGTGGCAATGCCCCACGACGGGAATGCGCCCGCCAGGTCTGCGTCAGCCACCTTCCATGTGCCGTTCGTCCACAGGTAAACCGCCTGCCATTGCGTTACCGCTTCGCCCGTGAGCTTGCCGGTCATCGTGGTGCCGTTGAACTTGTCATCGGCCATCCCGTCGGCCGTGGCGTCCATGCGCATGTTTGCATCGTCGTCGAGCAGCAGCGCGCCGGTGATGGTGTCGCCCGCGACAAGGCAAAACTCCGCGCCCTCGTACCCGTCGAGTGTGCCGGTGCTGGTGAAGTCGCCGTCAAGCGTCAGGCCGGTTTGGTTGTTGGTGACGCCCGCCCAGCCCTCTGTCGCGGCCTTATTTGTCAGGCACGTATAGTTTACGATCTCGGTTGTGCTGGTGGCCGTGCCCTCGCTGTCCCATATCCCCGAGTCATCTTTCAGAAGATGATTGCCGCCGTTGAAGACTATATCCCCATTAAGTACATATGTGCCATATTCAGCTGAGAAATAGCTGTTGGTGTCGTTATAGTACAGCCGTTTCCAGTTCTTCAGATATTTAGTGCCCCCGTCCAGGTCCGCCGCCATCGCAACGCTGCCGTCCGCGTGGATGATCCCAGACGCCGCCGTGCCGCCAAGGTGCGTTGAGTTGGTTGACGTGCCCTCCAACGTCCCTGCATCGGTCAGATCGTAGCCGCCCATCGGAAGGTCGCCTGTCATCGCCTCTTGCCCGTCGAGTCGCATATACTTGTCGTCAAGCCCCTCGCCCACTGGCCCGCGCATACGTATGGCGTTCAGGAAGGCGCGGTCAGTCGGCACGGTGCCCTTGCAGTACAGCGTCATGCTGCTGGACGTAGCCACGTTGGTCAGCACGACAAGGGTTGAAGTATTGTCCACGGTCGCAACGGTGCCTGTGCTGGTCGAAATGTCCGTCCAGTACGTCATGTTCGTACAGCCCTTGCCAGCGTCCCTTGCGCTGCCGAGAATGTCCATGATGTACGTTTCGCCAACGTCCAGCCCTGTGATTGCAACGGTGCCTGTTGCGCCGACAACGGTACGCGCCATCGACTTGACGACGAGCTTGGGGAATAGCGTGCCAGCCACGTCTTCGCCGTCGCCAGCAACTCGTTCCCACCCGTCGAAGGTGAAGGTTATGCCCATGAGATAACCGTCAGAGTCTTGTATGCTCCTTGAGCTTCCGTCCGCAACATCGGTCAGGTTGTTGTAGACCGGATCGGCAGTCAGCACCGCATTCTTTGACTCGCAGAAGTTGTCCCAGTTCGTCCCGTTGTGCCCGGTAAGCGTAGGGCTCTCGGGCCATGACGTGATGATAACATCATCGAGCATATAGGCGTCTGCCGTGTGCAAGCCGGGTTGAGGGCTGCCGGTGAAGGTGATAACGCTACCGGCAAATTCTTCGTTTCCGTCTGACGTTTTATCATCCGAAAGGCTCGCGTTGATGACCGTTCCAGTTCCGTCGGCATGATAGGCGTGAGTTTTCTCGAATGCGTCAACGTCCAGAATGCACGTCACCTTTGATACTCTGACCGTTGCTCCATTCTCGGCATAAACCCCGTCAACATCCCCGCCGCTATCGTCTATGCCATTCACAGTAATGCGACACTCGGCAATGGCCTTGGATTCCGAAGATGAGTACGCTCCGTAAAACTTGAAGTCCCCTTGGCTGTCATTCGTGTATGTAGTATCGCAAACGCAATTCCTGATGTCTGTCTTGCCCGTCCCCGTAGAGTAATCGCCAATCACGGTGATACCGACGTTTGTGTTGGCCATGTCGCTAATGGTGACAGAACAGTTCCGCATCTGGAAATAAGGGCTATTGGTGATGAGCAGCCACGACCCACTTGATGTGCCCATGTAATCGAAGTTTGGCGATGAAGCAACAAGACTGCAACCTACCATCCTGACCCTGCCGCCAAGTATCTGAATTGCAGTGTCAGTGAAGTTGGTCATTGATGTCTCAACAAACGCCACATTCCGCAACGTAATCTCCCATCCTGTATCAAGGGCTTTGGGAGCCGTGTACTGCATCCCTACGTTGCTTATCGCCTGGATGCTGATGTCTGCGACTTCCCCGCCCAGGTACCCTGCATCAATGGTAATGCTGCCTAATATAACCGTATTATTTGCCGAGTAGCCGACAAGCGACACGCCGTTGCTGATAATCAAGTCTTCTGCGTATGTTCCGGGGTAAACCAGCACGGTTGACGATGCACCACCCGCCGCCTTGACCGCCGCCCCAGCAGCCAACGCCGCCGCAATGGTTAGCTTCGGTTCCATGATGTTCAGGCCCGAATCTGCATCATTCCCGCACGGCATGACGTAGTATGTGTTCGTGCAGTCGGAATAGGACGCGCCGATGTCGTCCGCGCCGTACCACCGGCCATCCGTCGCGTTGTACTTGGGAACCTGTCCGGCGGTCGGGGTGTTCGTGGGGAAGTCGGAAATCTGCGCCGAATCCCATTTCTGCGTATCGACGACGGACTTGACGGCGCGCAGTTCCATCTCGTCGCGCACTGCGTTTTTGGAGACGGCGCTTTTGTCGCCGTCGAACCCGGCCGAGGTGTACGCCTCGTCGTCGAGGTTGGTGACGGCGTGGTCTCGGACGTCGGTGTCGCCGTTCTCGTACCAGCGGACGAAATCCGCGAACGCGAAGGAGTTGGTCGAGCGCTGGATCGCGAGGTAATTGCCGCCTCCGTCGGTGAACGCGGCCACCGCCCAGTAGTCGTCGTCGAAGGCATCCCAAAACAGCAACTCCATTGCCTGTTCGTCGAGGTCATTGCGGATGGCGAGCGAGGCGACCTTGCCGCCGATCGGCCGACCGACAATGAGGCTCGGGGCGTATCCCCATCCGGACCCGGGCTCGATCTCGCTTGGGATCGCGTTGGTGCAGATGCCGACGTGGCCGCTGGGGGAGATCCAGATCCCCTCGTCTCCGCCGTCGCCCGAGAGCCAATGGCCGTTGAGCTGGACGTTGGACACGGCCGGGTGCCCCGCCCAGTTCTGGAGCTGGGAGTAGGTGACGGCGTCGATCAGATCCTCGATGTTCGTCCCGGCCAGCCAGATGACCCCGCCGACATGCACATCGTCCGCAAACCGCCCGTCGCCCTCTTCGACAAGTTGGCATGTCACGTTGTCCAGGTACACGGCATCGTTGGTCGGGGTCATCTCGATGCGCAGGCCTTCGTTGGCCCGGATCAGGTACTCATGGTGAATCGTCCGGTCGTCGCCCGTGTCCCATGTGTTCGTCTCACCGCCCAGCGCGATGAGCACGCCCTCTCCTGATCCGGTCGCGGAAACATTCAGGTCGGCCGTGACCCGGTAGATGCGGCCGGTCAGCACGGCCATCCTATTGCTCTGCGTGAGCGTCGTGGTGGACCCGAACGGGCACAGCATAGTGTTGGCGGTATAGACCCCGCTGGTAGTGGCCCAGCCAGCCCCGGACCCCGTGAAGGTGCCGTTTGAGACCACAGTCGTCGCCAGGTACGTCGCTGACGTGTTGGCGGCCGTGATCTGCCAGAAGGAGTCAGCGGCTCCGGTCAAGTAGCCGACTTCGGCATGGTCGCCCCAGGAGTAGGCGTTCGTCAGGTGGTTGTACTCGGCAATGCCGAATGAAACGCCGTTCGAGAGGCCGTAGCTGGTGGCGTTGGTCAGAGACTTTCCGCCAATGCCCCAGTCAGCACTAAGCGCGCCGGTACTGCCCAGCTTAAAAGACGCTGTACCAAACTCGATCCTCTCTGGCGAAATCAGGCAATATGTATCACCAGCAGAGTTGGTCACTACGATGTCACTGCGGAAGGTCCATTCGTTTGTAGTTGCCACAACGGCTACTTCGTTACCGACGGCAAAGGTCATCCCATTAATGCCGATCGTTATGGTGTTACCAGCCGAAGCGCCCGTGAGCCCTATTGTCAACTCCTGTGATATGGTATCCCAGTAAACCTCGGGCTGGTCAGCATCCCAACCAGCGCCGTCGGGGTCTGTGAACCAAATTCTGTTGGCCCCCACCACCAAGATATTCGTGGTCCTGTTGTTGCCGCCGTCGATATTGCCCGCCATCGTGCCACCCGCAAGCGGCAGGTAGTTCGACACGGTGATTCCGTCCGGCACCTGCGCGTCAGTCACCGCGCCTTGCAGATTTTGCAGGCTCACCGCAGCGTTAATCTCTGCCGCAGTAGTGCCAACGCCAGGGATCGTCCCAGTGCTATTGGCGATAGTGCCAAGCGCGTCGGTCACGTTGGTTATCGCAGTCAGATCGCCGCTCGATGCGATAATCGCGTCCAACCGCGCGTCGATCTCGGCATGCGTGTTCGTCCCGACATTGCTCAACGTCGTATGGTCGATCTGCGCCCCGTCTCCCCCGTCGTGGTTGTGGGAGTCGCCCCCGGTCACACCGTTCGCCACCAAGGCATAGTTGACCGCCAGGGCCGCGCTGACCGTCGTTGCCGTCCCCATCCCGGCCGAGTACGGGTTGTTCTGGATGTCGATGATGTCGTTGACCAGCGTGTCGTTCGCCGTCACATCCACCAGAATCATCGTGAACGATCGCTCGCCCTGGTCCTGCATGTTGGCAAACTGATTCGTCAACTGGATGGTGTTCAGGTTCAACTCCCCGTCGAAATACCCTGTCTGGTCGGTGAAGTTGGTGCATTGCGCGACGATCAAGTTGACCGCATTCGTCTTCCCGATGATGTAGAACCGCATATCCTCCGAGGCATAGGTCAGCGTGTTGGTCAGCCGAACGTCGATCGTCTCGCGGAGCCCCGGCGTCCCAGTCACGTCGGCTTCTTTTTCGTCGAGGTCAATGTCGATGATCACGTAGTTCTTCGACGCCCGAGTGCTGCAACATACGGCGGTGAGCATCAGCATGGCCGATATGACAGGGATAGCGTATCGTTTCATGGCAGCTCCGTTGGTGCTTCCATCCCCGAGATATAGGGATTGTTCTTGATCGTGATGATGTCGTTGACGAGGGTGTCCTTGTTGGCCGTATCGACCAGGAGCACCGTGAATACCTTCTCGGCCTGATCGTGTAGACCCTCGAATTGGGCGATCAGGTTCGTTGTGGTCAGATCCAATTCTCCGCTGAAGTATCCGGTCTGGTCCGTGAAGGTCGCGCATTGCGCCACGACCAGGGTCACTGCGTTTGTCTTGCCTACCACGTAGACGCACATATCGTCCGCGGCGTAGGTCAGCGTATTGGTCAGCCGAACGTCTATCGTCTCGCGGAGCCCCGGCGTCCCAGTTATGGAGGCTTCCTTCTCGTCGACGTCCAGCTCAAGGGTGACATAGTGCTTCCCGGCGCACGCCTGGCCGGCGAGCATCAGAACGAGCGTGATCGCGTATATCCTCTTGATCATGGCGATTATTTCCATGGCCGCGCACTCACCTTCAGTTGAACCGAACGGTTGCCACTCTGGGCCTCTCGGCGGGCGAAGGCCTTGTAGGTCTCGAAAAGCGTGGCGTTTCCATTTGCCGCCACTGGATCGAACCACTGGCGCTCCTTCATGCCCTGCAGCTTCGACATGGCCCCGGCCACGAACCCATCTTGCCATTGCAGAACAAAGGAATCCGGATCCATGCGCTCGATCGCTCGACCTGGAATGAGGGCCACCTCGATAACGAGTCCCCCCGTCACGGCAGAAGACGGCGTGATACCGTCATCAAGGGTGATCGTCCGGCCGTCCGTGAACGTGTAGTCGGTGGCATCCTGCTCGACATCCTGGATCTTGAGACTGGTGATCCTGACGATGGAGGCCGAGCTGCGGGATGAGATCGCCTGATAGACTGACGTGTCGGCCACAAGATTGATTGCCGGAAGCGTCTCCCGCCAGACTTCCGTGAACTGGCAGAACTCCCGCACGGCGAGTCTCAACTTCTGGAACGCCAAGACGTCATCGTACCCGGGGAGATCCCCCCTCATGCCGATAAGAAGGTCTTTCAGCTTCATAGCCACCCTCTTGTTACCCGGCGCCACGGGATGAACCATGGCACCGGCAGGTTTTCATCACGCGGTCTGTTGGCTCAGAATGCGTCCGACCAGGTCGCCCTTGCTTCCGGTAACGGACAGGCCCATCGCCTGCGCCCTGATGACGAGGTCCGCTTTGCTCTCCCCGACAAGGAGGGCGGCGGTAACAGGCGACTCGGCAGCGGGCGGCGGGGAAGCAGCGGGCGGCGGGGACGTGACGTCCGACGTGACGTCCAGTTCGGGGGAAGGTTCGTCCCCTTTCTCTGCGGCCTCGTTCTCCGCGGCGTCTGCGGCTTCGGCCTTGACCTTGGCGGCTTCGGCGGCTGCTTCGTCTGCGGCCTTCTCTGCGGCCTCGGCTTCGGCGGCTTCACGGGAAACAATGGCCTCTTCGTTCGCCAGAAGTTCGGCCTGAACCTTCTCCTGTTCCTCGATAAACTTCGCTTCCGCTTCGGTTTGGCGTGCGACCGTTACGCGAATCGCATTCAGGTTCTTCGACCGCAACGCACCTTCCACCGCGCGCTTTGCGCACAGCTTTTCGTGCAGGGTCTTCGTGCAGGGAAGCATGTCGTCACGCTGGGCCAGCACGGGCGTCCATCCGAATGTATGATCCGTATCCTTCTTGCGAAGGAACAGAATGCCCATCCGTGCCTGGGCGCTTACCCTGGCCACGACATCCGGTTCTGCCTCGCGTCCGAGTCTCTCTCCAATATCCATCGACATAGGATTTCTCCTGTTTTGTGTCGTTCCGAATCACCTCGGGACCCGAAGGCCCCGGGGTGCGTTCGATTTCTTGACCGCCTATCCTTCCAGGCCGTCGACATCGGCGATCAACGCCCACACACGAACCACGCCGGCCGACAGGGTACCCGTGATCCCCTGCACCGTGATGTCGAGCGTGTCGGCCGCGCTCAGCATCTTCGGCATACCCGCGAGGGTGGTCGTAACCGACGCCGAGGGCTCCGAATACGTGCCCACGTCCTTTTGCGACCCGCTTGACCCGATATCGAACGGGTTCGTCCCGTCCGATCCGTCGAGAAACTGGTCGTCGTCGTCACCCGTCCCGAGATCGAGAACGAGGGCCGTGGAGCCGGTAACGAGGGTCGTCACCTCGATGCCGGCCGCGATGATCAGCGTCCCTGCGGGAAGCGAAAAGACGGTGATCACGTCCCCCGCAGCCAGTTCGCCGTCGCCCTGGGCGGTGAGTTCCGAAGAGGCGGTCAGCAGGTTGATCTCTGCTTCGATCAAACCGCTTTTCAGATAGGGGAGAAAAGCACCCCTGGTCACGCTCACTACTGAATCTGCTGCAATAGCCATTTGACTATCCTCCTTTATTTCGTGTTACACGGTGCGGAGAACCGTCACTCGACGGTCCTCCCCGAACCGTCGATTACCCCTTCTTGGCGTACAGCCAACCCAGCGCCTCGGGCAGCACGACCTTGTAGCCGTACACCTGAAGACCCTTGTGGATGTTGCCGAACCCGAACGGGTTGGCAGCTTGCTCGTTCTTCACCAACTGCGTGGCGAAGGTGATCGCGTGGTTCGTACCGAACATGATGTGCGTCGTCGTGTCGCCTACCGTGTCCGAGCTCGTACCCAACTGGTTCGAGCGGTAGATGGTGAACGTGTCGATCATGCCCACGCGGCCATGCCTCATCGGCGAGGTTGCATCCCCGGTCAGGAACGCGGCCTTGAGGTCGGACGTCAGGAGCAGCGTATGCACCCACGCCGGAACGATCATCCAGCGCCCCTCGGGGGGCACGTTCTGTTCGTCGAGGACTTGGCCGCACTGCACGATCTTGTTGATCACGTTGTCGACCGTGAGTTCGACGGACACTCCAGCATCCACGCCCAGGTCGATGTCACCCGAGATCAGTCCAGCCGTGAGGCCCTGGTTGTACGAGCTCGCGTCGGCGTACACGTTCTGGAGCACGTCGGCGTCGATGGCGATTTGAAGCTGACGGGCTGCAACGTCGGTCCAGAGATCGACGTAGTTCTTCAGGTCCGTCTGCGCGCGTTCGACATCCTCGTCGATGAAGGCCCAGTAGTAGCCCTTGTCGATGTTGAGCGTGAGCGCCGTTGATTTCGGCTGTTCGGGAACAAGGTTCTGCCCCTTGGCGTACCGGCGGATCGAAATGTTCGGCAGCGAACGGATTTTCACCGATTCACCGAACGACTTGATCTCTCCTTCGTAGTCCGTGTTGGCTACGGCACCGAAGACTGTATTCGCATACAGCTTCTTGACGAGTTTCCCCGAGTAAATCGTCGGGGTGTAACCCATCGTGGTCGAGCCAATGTCACTCTTTCCTGCTGCGACTGGATAGACGGCCATGATTTGCCTCTCTTTCTAAAATCTCAGATCGCAGCAGCGGACCTATCCCGCGAAAACCCGTCGCGTTCGGTCAGCAACGGCCCAAATGAAAAGGGCTAACGCCCTACGCGGACCCTGTCGTTCGCTACTGCGTCCTCGATATCGTTTTCCAACTTCTTCATTTCTTCCGGGGTCAGGTCCTTGCCGTCACGGCCTTGGACCGGTCTCCTAAGGTTCTGATAGTGGTAGAACTCGGCGATGGCGTCTTCAGTGAACCAGTTGCCTTTCTGCTCCACCGGGGGTTCGTTACCAGGGGCATTCGACGGCTTGACCTGGGCAGCGAGATCCGACTGGATTCGCCTCCCGGGGTCCGTGGCGTAGAATACGTCGGTGACTGCCTTAACTGCCTTGATGTCACCCCGGGCGTAGGCGTCCTGCGCCTTTGCTTCGAAGGTGGCACCGGTAAGGCTGTCTGGGTCGGGAGTCGGGAGCCATGCACGGAAGACGGGGTTTGCATCCAGAGCCGTGGCCCCGGGCGCAATGACCTCGAGCTTCGCGAAGAAACGGTCTTTGTAGGCATTGGCCTCTGATTTGATGGCCTCCGCTTCCCTGGCGCGATCGGATTCCGTCTGCCGTTGTTCCATGGCTGCGATCTTCGCGTCGAAGTGTTCCTTCGCCTCATCCGTGTATCCCTTCGCCTGTCTGACTTCTATCGAAAGGTCGCCGTCGTCTGACAACATCTTCCGCTCTTCCGCTGACAGGTTGCGCAAATGCGCGGGGACCTTCTTCGCCTGGGTCAAGTCTGCCTGAAGGGCCTTTACGGTATCCTTCAGTTCCGAGATTTGGGCAGCCATGGTCGGGCCTTGGCTGTCGATCCTCCCTTGCAGTGACCGCACCCGCTGCTGTTCGGCGGCGAGTCGCGCTTCCAGTTCGCTGATCCTTCCCTCATTCTCCGGTGCTGGGGCTGCGGGGGCCGGGGCCGGCGGTAAAGCGTCGGTATCACTGCTCGCTGCAATCCCTTCGGCGTGTCGCTTCTGCTGTTCGGCAACCGCGGCGTCGAGTGCCACGTCTGATGCGTCTGCTGCGTCTGCGACTGCGTCTGGTAGACCATCCTTCATCGAGTTCCCCTTGCGCGCCCTTCCGGGTATGCGCTTCGTGTCAGGGCCATTCCTGGTGTCCTGACGATGTTCACCTGTATCTGTTTGCTGAACGGATCCTTCGAGCCTTGATCTTGACAAGGTTCGTCAGATTATCGTCCACCATCGTTAAAGTCCTGTTGAGGCGCTGTGCCTCTCCCTGCCCCCATGCCATTTCCACGCCCTGCAACACGTCATTGCGCTCCCGCTGATCTACGAGCTCGTCCGTCAGGTAGAAGACGAAGTTCATGAAGTGCTGGTTCTCCTTCAGCACCTCCAGGGACTTCATGACCTGCTCTAGCTGCTCGGTTCTTTCTTTCGGATCTCGCACCTTGTCTCCTAGACAGAAAGAGGGGTGATCCGTCAGTTCCGGTGCCGGACCACCCCTCTTCTGCGAATGCCATCCACCGCCGGCCAAGCGGTGATGAACCAAAGATTGTCGTTTCCTTTTGGCGGGGCTCGGAGTAGTGCCGAGCCCCGCCTATGAATGGTTAGAAGTCTACGGCGTAAAACGCATTGCTGACGGGCGCGAGTATCACTGCCGCCTCATACGGTGCCAACGCGATCGCCGGTGACTTGAACGTACCGGCCTGCGAAATGGCCAGCGAGTTGGTTGATCCAGTGTTGATGATGTAGAACATACCAGTCGCACCACTCGCCAGATTCGCAAGCGTCACCGTGTTGGTTAGATTGGTAGTATTGCCGGTAGAGTCAAGCCTGACCATTATTCCGGCCAGTGCTATGACGTGACCGTTTGTGGTATTAGCGGGTGGGGCAATAATGTTCTCGCCCAGAGCATACGCAGAGAGAGTGCCGTCAACGGTGAGGTTGCCGTAGTTCGTAACATCGCCGGTCACGGTGAGAGTACCGCTCGCCTCGAGCGTGGTGCCGCTGATAGTCGTGCCACTGATAGCCCCCGCGCTGGCCACGCTGTCGCACGTAATGGCCGCCACGTCCAGCGCGCCAACCAGGGTAGTCGTCCTGGCGACGTGAAGCGTCCCGAACCGAGCATCCTCGAGGATCGCAGCCACTGCGGGGATCACCATCCAGCCGACAAGGACCAGAATCACCAGACACCCGAACGCGATTGCCTTGTTGTAACCACTTTCTCTGAGCCACTTCTTCATCGTGCTTTCCTCCGTTACGCGACCGCGGCCGCTGTTTTCTGCTGCTGCTGCTCTTGGAACCTTGTTTCGACTTCCTCGTACTCTTCTTCCGATCGGCTGAACTCGCCCAAGCGCATTTCAAGAGTTTCGGCTACCTCGTCCTGGAGCCTCGCGCGCTTTTTGACACCCATAATCATGATGTCGGTCGGATTGCCGGTAGCGTTCAAGTACTCGATCCTGCGCGCCGTCATTGCCTCCTTGTTGATCTTTGCCAGTACGCCGGTTGCGTAGAGTTCCAGGTCGCCCTTGATCGACTCGTCGGGGTCGTAGAGCATGTTGTGGACGATCTGACGTTCGACCGTTGGACGGAGGGCCTGCTGGTCTGACCTGAGAAGCGAGAGCTTGAGGCTGCGGGCCGCGCTGGTCATGAGCATTTGGAGCCCGCCCATGGTCCGGCCAGCTCCGGCAAGTGATCCGTTCCCATGCTCGTAGCTCGGGATGCCGGAATGCTCGTCGGCCATCTTGGAGAACTCTTGGATGATCGCAAGCAGCTCCGCGGCGTTGGATTTGATGTCGATGGTCTCCATCGGCTTGAGCTGACTATTGCCGCCGGAATTGATGAACTGGTAGACGGCAAGGGGGCTGATCGCGGTCGGATCCTGCCCGATTGCAAGTCGGTTGATGTCGTTGTAGATGATCCCTGGCCCGCTCGCCAAACCCATGTTGTTCGCCATGGCCCTAACGGCGCCGTTCGCCATCATCTGAACGTCTGGGATACACTCAGGTACCCCCTTGTACCAGAACGAGCCACTGACCTTTCGCCAGCCGCAATGCGAGTATGGCCGCTCTCCAATAGGGTGCGGATTGAAGGCGTTGAAGATGAAGTAGGTGCCGATCAGGATGACGTTGATCTCGTAATGGCGCGTGGGGCTGATCCTGTTGCCCTTGTCGTCGTGATCCATCCCCTCGCCGATGAGGGTCTTGCCCATCACCGATAGCCACCCCTCGAGCCCTTCGATCGTGCCCCAGGCTTCGCGGTCGGCCCCCTGGTCCTGCTGCTGCTCGCGGCTTGGGTCGGCGGTGGTTCTCACGCGAAAACCGGATTTTCCGTACCGCTCGAGTACAAGGTCGATTGCGGCGTCGTTAAAAGAAGACCCCTCGATGCCTTTCATCGCGGCGAGGTCTTTCGGGAAGAATTTCACACGCTCCCAGAGGTCGCCCTGCTGACATGATGTTGCCCCCGGCGCCGGGAACATGTCGAATGGGCTCGGAGATTCGTAGGTGGACTTGATCGCGCCTTTCACTACGGCCTGAGTGCGACCATCATTGTTCGCATAGGCCATGGACGACACGTTGCGCTGAATGGGGCCTTTGAGGAAGCCGGCCTTCAACTGGACAAGATTCTCCACGTACAACAGGAACGCCTCGTTGAAGCCGCCTTCCTTGAGTTGGTCGTCGACCTTGCGCTCCATGCGGATCGCCCGGGACTTGGCCTCGTCGCGGATCTCCTGCTCCACGTCTTCCTTGAGCTGTTTCGCGTATGCGGCAACCTCTTGTGGAGTGACCGTGCGCCCCTCTTCGCCCTGGAGATACTGCTCTATGTCCATGGATGCGCGCTCGATGACCTGTTCCATCACTTCGGGCGGCATGTCCGGAATGGGCGTCGGGCGAGTCGACCAGGCTTTCTCGTGCTCGTTGGAGAGAACGTCGAGGAACCACGCCAAGGCGGCGCGTGTCTTCATGGCCGTGATCAGCAAAAACGCCTCGGAGTGGCCCTCGGCTCGAATGTCGGCCAGAATGTCAGGCTCGTAGTCGCCGTTGATCTGCCGAAGGTTCTTCAGCATTTGGGTGTCGATGCCGGTCGTTTCCTTGTACCGGAGGTTTCGCGACCATGAATCGAGGCAATGCGCCAGAAGGGGGGTTAAGACGGGGCTGTTGCGTTGGCGGGATTCCTCGCGGAGCGTGGCCTCTTCCGCCTCTTTTCGTTCCAATTCGGCCGGCGTAGCGTATGGGACGCCAGGCCTGCTCATGTTGTTCGGAACAATACCCGTTGACGACATAGACTCTCCAAAAGGCAAAAAGGACGGCTGCCAAGAGGTAAGGCCCCTGACAGCCGTCCTTGATTTGCATCGACCGGAGAGGCGCGGTCCCCAGTCTTCGCCCGAAGCTATTCACTTCTGTATTACATGATTCCTCCCATCGTGGATGCAACTCGGCTGCATACCTCGATGATTGCAAATGCTACCTCTACACGATTCTGCGCGAAAAGTCAAGCCTATTTCGTCACTTTCCGTTGGGTTCGGTTGCGGACTACCACGCTTTTGACCTCTTGCGAATGACCGGCCTGGCCATCATGGGACCACGACCCGTAATGTTTTTGGACTTGGCAATGCCGAACTCGGCGTACATGGCCACGTATTGTACCGCATCATGGACGTGCGAAAATCTACTGTCCTTGTCCGGGTCATTCTTGAGGTCCTGATTGTCACCCGTCGTTTTCTTCTTCGTGAACCGATAACCGCCTTGGAAACCCTTCAGAACGGTTGGAGCCCCAACGGCACTCACGATCAGCCCCGGTCCACCGTCGATCATGGTCGTCATGAACCCTTCGACTGCCCCCAAACGCGCTGATAGGCTGTTCGTCCTGGCCTCTTGGCAGGGAATGCCCATTTGGTGCAGCTCGCGCAGGCATGTCTCTTCGTCGCTGATCTGGTTGTGGAACCCGCCTGCCGGGTCGCCGATCGCAACAATGGACATCCCGTTATACTTCGTGTTCAGATGCGGCAGCAGCAGAGATCGTCCGAAGGTTCGGATCCCCATTCTGAGCGGGTCCGTTGATTCTTTGTAGCCAGTGGTCAGTTCGTCTATGATTCTGAACTGCCCCTTCGGCGAGAGCTGGCAGAAGACGGCGCACGGCGTTCGACCGAAGTCAATGCCGATCAGAAGCGGGAGCTGTCTGTAGACATCAAGGGGCTCGCTTGTAAAGTGGCAGGAATTAAACTGCGAGTAGACCGGCGTTCCGGATAGGTTCGTGCCGAACTCGCCCATCAGAAAGACCCTGATTCCCCACTCCTTGAACATGGGGATTTGATCCATCCAGTAGTCATACCCCTTGATCAGGTGTTTCACGTTCTCGGCCGGCGGGTATGGCCCTTGCCCTGTGTTCGGGATGTAGAGCTGAACGTCGGCCTGGCTTTTCTTCGGAACGGCAAGGATCGCCGGGGGTTGCACGAAAAACTCGGCCTTGGGCGGGGTATCTTTGACCTCCATTTCGTACCACCATGATTCGTCGTCCGGTGGGTTCGTGTCCATGATGATGCCAAACCACGAACATCCGCCCTTGTCCACGGGCGGGAAGCGCGCTGACCGCTGGTAGGCCATATTGATGTGCCCCTTCTTGACGGCGCCGGCCTCGTTGATGAACGCCCCTGTGATCTCCAGGGACTTCAACTTTTCAGCGTCGGCGTCGTCGCGCATCGCCAGGAAGATGAACTCCGCATCGACCTTGGTTCCATCTTCCAGGTTGTACCGAAGGTGGGCAACATACGGCGGGGAATGGGACATGCTGCTCCCCTGGGCAATGAACCATGGATGCTCGACGGGGACCCACTTCAGGAAGGTGGGAATCGTCGTGTCGCGGAGTTGGGGGAAGGTTTCACGGATGACGGCCCATTTTGTCCTGCGGACGCCCTTGTAAGGCCGCTGGGCCTCGGCCTTGCGCTTCATCTCGACGCAGCAAGCCGACGATTTGCCACTGCCTACAACTCCGCGAATGCCGCGGATCTCGGCGTCGGACATGTGAAACCGGGCGCATGTTGGCGAGGCTTCATACGTGATGCTGTCGCTGTCGCTGTACTCAGTACTTCTCTTGAAATCCATAGCCGCTACCTTTCGTTGCGGCTACGGTCGCGCCACGGGCCTACAAAGCCCCCCGTAGATGTTACTCGTCTGCCTGCTGCTTCTCGACCCACGCATTCAGGTGGCCGGCCTGACGATCGGCCCGGTCAACGTGGTTCAAGTCGTGACCGCCGCCGTCAAGAGGGGTCCCTGTCTTTGTGTTCAGGGCCACTTCCCCCGTCGTTGCGTCGATCACTCTGTACTTGTCACCCTCCAGCCTCACCTTGAACGCCATCGGACTCTCCTTCCCCCCGCGCTGCTAGGATCCCCTTCATTCGGGCCTGGTATGTTTCGATCTGGGCCTTGAAATCGGCCGGCATGTTCTGGTCGTCGATCTCCTGCAGGAACGGCGCGCAGATTTGGCAAATCTCCCCGAAGGTCTCCTTTGCCTTCCGCGTTGCCTTCATGAGGATCAGCCTCAACTCATCGTGCTGGGACGATGCGCGAAGCATGATCTGTTTCAGGGCGCTCTCCTGAGCGTTTGCCAGGTGTACGAGGTGGCCGATATGCTCCAACTGGAGCGATACCTCACCCTTCAACTTCTGGATCTCGAGTCGCTGGTCTGCCATCGACCACTCCTTTCAGACTGTCTCCCGCCCCTCAGAACGGCAGGTTCTCTTCTTCCTCTGCATCCCCTTCGACGACCGGCGGCGGGATCTCCGCGGCCTGCTGTGCCGGTCCTGCCGCGGGCGCCGGTTCGCGCTCCTGCGACTCTTCTTCTTCCCGCCCGCCCATGAAGTGAATGCGCTGCGCAGTGACCGTCAATTTCGACTGCTTCTTCCCGTCCTTCTCCCACGTGTCGAACTTCAGCTTCCCCTCGATCAGGACCAACCGCCCCTTGGCCAGGTACTTCCCGCACGCTTCAGCCTGCTTCCCCCAGGCCGTCACGGTCACGAAAACCGTGTCCTGCTTCTTCTCCCCCGCCTTGTTCCGGTACGACTCGTTCACTGCCATCCGTAGATCGCAGCATGATGTTCCGCTGCTCAGAACTCGCACGTCCGGGTCCCGTGTCAGGTTCCCTAGGATGTTTACTTGATTCAGTGATGGCATGGCCAATCCCTTCTATGTTGATCTACACTGCACTGTCGCACGGCGGCATCGTCTCGAACCGCACTGCCAGGGTCGTTTCCTTCTCTTCGAGTATCGCCCGCATGATCCGGTGCCAGCCGTCAAGCACGGTGCCCAACGGTGACAGGATGATCGGGTACTGCAGATCAGCATGCGCAATCCGGTACGCATGTTCTACGAGGTCGATCATGGTTCTCGCGCTGTTCATACTGATATCCACGTTGATGTGAATGAGCGGGATGGCGAACGGCTGGAGATTCGCTTCCTTGGCCAGTTGGATCAGGCGCGGGATCGACCACGCATCATCGTCGATAATACAGAAGTTGTCGGCCAGAAACTCTTTTCGGAACGGGACCTTCACGCTGCTTGGCGAAGACTTGTAAACACCCGTCCTGTCCTCGCGCACGGTCCAAATGCGGCCAGATGTATCCGGAACATCCAGGTCACGCATTTGCGTTTCATCAAACCGAACGGCAATATTCTTCGCGCACCGATCCAAGGCTTCCTTGCGAGTCGTCTCATGCGTGTACGAGGTCATCACAATCAACCCCGGAACGCGCATCCGGTCTACGACATTTTCCCCGTTGTGGCGCCATGCCATGGCTCGCATCCCGACAAACCTCCCGCCGATCGACGTCGGCCCCAGGTCGTCGACCTCCGTGATCTTGTACTCCCACCCCTTCGGCGTCGGGGCATACCCCGCAATCCTCGGCTTCAGGGACGGAACGACGACGATCGCCCCAATCAACGATTGCAGGAACTTTTGGGTTTCATCCATCTCGCGTTGCTGCTCGATCATCATCTGATCCGTGAAGTGTGTCGGTGTGTCCATATCGTCTCTCCTGTTGGCCCCGCTCCCCCGACCGCCGTACTTTGTGCCGCAAGCAGCCCTTCCGACGGCCGGGGGATTTGGATTCTCACGTCCTCTCTTTGTAGACTCGGCGCGGCGCCCCACGTCACCTCCGCTTCGATTTCGGTTCGCCGTCATGGTCAAGCGTCTTCTTGAACCACACGCAGCCCGCAACGTGAAAGATGACAACCCCCTCTGGGTGCATGAATCGCGGTGCCGCCTGACTCCCCCATTTAGCAATGTCAGCCAATATCCACGTCACGTCCAGGTCGTTAAACAGTCCGCGCCACAACACGGGCACCAATCCAACGCAGGCCGGGAGAACGTCTTGCATCTTGACCGTGCGCGGATCGCCACACGGAATCTGTTGCGGCGTGTCACCGTGCTTGCACCAGCGCACGACGTTGAACAGGCTGAACCGCTTCTCCCCATTCTCCAACCCGTACCCGCGCTGAATCCCGCTCCCCCACCATTCTCCGAAGTGGCGTCCCGGCCCGAGCGTGAGCAATTCCTCGGCGTTATCACGCGCCCATCGGGCAAACCCGAAATTGTCGGTTTCGGGCGTGATCCACCGCTTGCGGCTGCCGACTAACAGCGCCAATCCGTCTTGCTCGAATACGGAGCTGGCCCCCTCGCAAGGGAAGCCATCGGTTTCAACCACCATCACTTGGGCATTCGTGCCGTCGATTTTCTCGGTAACGATCACTTCCCGGCTGTACCTTGCGATCTTCGGAAATGCCTGAAACTCTGTCTCGTTCATGGTCTATCACTCCTTGTAGTACGTGCTGTAAGTCCACCAGTTCCCAAGACGGTGTTCATGCCTTCGTCCATGTGATGTCTCGCTCCTTGGTTGTCAGGTCATACCCAGATCCTTGGAATGAAAACCCTGCCTTCCTCAACTCTTTGCCAAGGTTGTTTTCGAAAACCTTGCGGCTCTTTTCGTCCAACGCATCAATGTCGTACCTGAATGCTGCCTTCTTCATGCTGCTCCTTTAGTTTGAACTCCCCTGCGCGAACAGCCCCATTTGCGACGTCCGTTTCTTCGCCAGTTCGATGTACTCCGCGCACATCACGCGGGCACCTGCAATCTCTACCGAATGACCATCCTTCTCGATCAGCACGCACGGCAAACCAAGTTCTGCGCACGCAACGCCCGTCGTGCCGCTTCCCGCGAACGGGTCCAAAATCAGGTTGTGCTCTGGCATCGTGACCAGCGCGCACAAGTCAACCATTCTCAACACCACTCGATTTTGAAAAAATTCTGGGGGTAGGGGCCGATATGTGGCCCAAAAGTGCAGGTCGTTTCCTGATTCTCTCCCAACGTGCCCACGCGGGGTCGCGAAGCCCGTCCCTTCCACGGTAAACATTGGCGAACGGACGCAACCCGAGAGACATCACGCGGGCAATGCGCATGTCAGCCTCCGAAAAGGTGTCACGCGGCCAACCGCATAGCACAAAGCAGCCTTTCCGGTGATCGGTGCCGTCGACGCAGCGCCTTATCAGTCCCGCCTCATCCAAAAGCGCCGCCGCATCCTGCAATGGTTCCCAATCGGAAGGCGTGTCGTAGGCCATGAACAACTGCTCGATGGTCAACTCGGTCAGCTTCTCAACGTGCTCCCGAGTCAATCTGGCAGGCTCAAGACCGCCCGTGAACTTCGATGGCTCCTTTTGACGCTTCAACATCTCGATCACGCCGCAAAAGTGGTCCCATGAGCACGCTAGAAGATTGCTGTCCAACACATCACACCCATCACGTATCGGCAACTCGCGCATGATGTGACCTTCGCGCTTCCACGCATCGCAGAACCAACAGCTGTTCGGGCATCCCCTCGATGTGATGACGTAGCCTTTCTTGATCCACGCCCCAGGTACAAACTCAGCGCCACCGTCATCGTAAGCTGGACCGCCAACCTCGACCGGCGCAACGCGATCCCATTCACTCAACAACTTGTCAACGGTGCCGTCAAGAATGTCCCAGGTGAACGAAACGGAAATCATCACGGCTCTTGCCTCGTCAAACCATGTCGGTAAACCCACGCGTACCTGAGAATCGTCTGGTGTCGAGTTCTTGATCCTACGAGGAAATACCCGCAATATATCTGAGGAAAATACATCGACGGAAACAGAATTCACATTGCCTCCAGATAAAAAAAAATTACAGGGCAGGTCCACATGAGTGGGCGAAGGCCTCGGGCGTGGACGAAGGGGGTATAGGTGGTAGTGTACCCCCTCGCCGCCCGCGTGGTCCCGGCCGGGGGTCTCTGAGCAGAATCGTAAATCCCCCCCAGCTCTCGCGCTGCTGCCATCACTCGCTCTCCCCATCCCCACTGCTCTCAGACCGGACGGTGCCTGGTATGCAGGCCGGTCGAGGTGGGTCAGTGGATACGCAATCCACTGACCCTCGACCTGAAACCCCTTGTTTTGCGGCCTTTTCCGCGATCTCCCCCCCGTCCGGATGCGCTTTGGATGCCATTTCGACCGTCGCGGGCCCGGGATCGGGCAGGATCCGGCCGGCTGCGGGGGCCGGCGGCGGCATCACGATCACATACTGAAACCCCTTGGCCTGGTCGGCGCCGTCGCCACGCTCCTTGTACCTCGCGTGATAGGCGCGCAGGTACAGCTCCAGGGCCTTGTCCGAGTACCTCCGGACGTAGCCGGCGACGACCGGATGCGATCCTCCATCCCCGTCGCTCTCGTTACGATAGACTGGCTCCAGCCAGCCGACGACGGCCCGCTCATACGTGGAGTCGTCCGCAGCCCGGAGTCGCCATTCGGCCGCCCAATCCCTTAACAGGGTGTACGTCTCATTAAACTCGGGATAACGGTGACGGATCCCACCGAGCTCCATCCAATCGGCGCCGGTCTGTGCAAACGCCAGTCGGTGCACTCCGAGGTGCTCGGCCAAGGCCCGGAGGATCTCCAGGCAACGCGCCCGCGCCTGACGATCGCCTATTGTCAAGAGAGGTCCTATTGTCAGTTGGGCGCCGTCGCCATCGGTCTCCTGCAAAGGGGGTTTGTCATTGCTTGGGATGGGTGTATGATCGGGTGTCTGGCTTGGTACGTGGACCTCCAGAGAGTTGACCGCCTTGCCCGGTGGAGGACTGGTTGGCTGCTTGCCTGCCTTGCTCATAGATCGGTTATCCTCCTATCCTAGGTCTGTAGTCGGCCGGTCGTACTGGTCTATAGATAAGTAGTTCTTTTTATATATAAGAGAGAAGGTACTACCAGATAGTATAGTATAAGGTGGTCGGTCAGTGGTCATGAGCGAGGGGGTATATCACGGATGTATATTGGTGTCAACAGTGCGGCAAAAAAAATGTTGAGAAAGTTCTTGACGCAAACCCCCTTTGTGATCAGAGTGTCCTCAAATCATTAGTGACAGACACAACACGGAGGTCGGAAAATGAAAGCAGCAGCGACATGGATCGAGACGCGAACGCAACCGGGCGACGAGGCGGGCAGTGTCACCATCGCCGTGGTAGATGTCAACGGGATCACGCTGGATTTGGTCGAGCACGGTTACGGCGGCGTGATCCGTCAACACGGCCGAGCCGGGATCGTGTATGATCGCGCTGACGGCAAGGTCTATCGCGGAGTGTACGGCGCGGGGTGGATCCAAACAGAGGAGATCGAGATACCGGCCTTGCCGTGGCACTGGTGGTACGAGGCTGCCCGTTTGGCATGCTTGCCTCGTCTGCACGGGCACACAGTAACGGTAACGACGACAGATCGGGCAGAATCGAGTTACGGTCAGCCCGTCGTGCTCGTCGATGGTGAGATTATGGACCTGCACGGGCATTTGCGGTGTCCAAGTCGCACGCTGTGGCGTCACGATGGCGCGGCGCCCGCAACCGACGTCGGGGGCGGGGAATACTCCAAGGTAGATTAACACACAGGAGGTTTGG